GAAAAACACGAACATTAAAAGTGTTTTCTTCATGTTTATGCATAAAGATTTTAAGTAAAAAATGAGGTGTTTTTATAGAAAATATAAATGTGTTAAGAGAAGTTAAAAATCGAATAGATGATAAAGAACATGATATATGTTTATATGTTCATGATACTAAAGAAGTAATTCATATAAATGATAACCTCAGAAAATTAATTAGTTTTTACTATGAAGATCAAATACAAACAGCTTTATAAAAGAATCTAGGTGTATAGAGATGGCTAAAGAGTTTGCCAAGAAGTTTTATAAAAGTAAAGCGTGGATTAAATGTAGATATGCTTATATTAAATCTATCTTTGGTTTATGTGAAAGATGTGGTAAGCCAGGTTATATACTGCATCATAAGATAGAACTTAATCCTAATAACATTAATGATCCTAATATTACTTTGAATTGGGATAACTTAGAGTATGTATGCCATGACTGTCACAATGAGGAACATAACTTTGGTAGAGATAAGAAGCCATATACCAGAGAAGGATTAGTATTCAATGAGAATGGGGAGTTGGTTAAGTGTGAATAAAGTAAGAGTAAAAGAATACATAGCATTTAAATGTTTAGAGTGTGGCATGATTAGTTTATTTCCTTCTAGTCATCCAGATGGTAATAGTTGTATTAAGTGCAGAGGGTATTTAGCACCAATAGGGAAAGCAATGGTAGACAATAGGTATAACAGTAAAGGTATTGATTTAAATTTAAACATAGATACATCACAATTAGATGAAGCGTTAGAGAAGGCAAAGGAACTAAAAAAAATTACTAATAAGATAAATGATTTTGGCAGAGAAGAGACTCCCCCCATAAAAAAGTGTAGCGGTGGCTGCTAAGGGACCGAGGGGGGTACCTCAATTTTCCTCCGAATGAATTTTTAAAAATAGAGGGGGGCTTATTTTTGAGCATTTCCGAACAATTAGAAAGAGAAAAGAAAATTAAGCAAGAGATAAACAGAATCAAAAAGTTATACAAGGATTTTCCAAAAGATAAAGTTAAAGCTCTTGAGGGATTAATTAATGAAGCAGCATTTATGAAAGTATCACTTGAAGATACTAGAACAGACTTAATAAAGAATGGGTTAACTGAATTGTTTCAGCAAGGAGAACAGTGCTTTAATAGGGAAAGACCTGAAGTTAGAATATACACAACTTTTATGCAGAGATATTCCGGTGTGATGAAACAGCTAATTGATTTACTTCCAGTACAAGTTAAAAAAGAGGAAGCTGATGCTCTTTTGGAATTCGTAAGGAAAGGAAAGATTTCAAAGTGACATATATCGAAGAATATTATAACAAGATAATGTCAGGTGAAATTATAGCTTGTAAAAGAATAAAGCAAGTTTATGCTAAGCTGGTAGATGACTTACATAACTCTAAAGGCAATTGGGTTTATGATCCTATACTTGCTAATAGACCTATAGAATTTATTGAGACCTTTTGCAAACAAGCACAAGGAGACCTTGGAGCTAGTCTAGAACTAATGTTATTTCAAAAAGCAAAGCATCAAGCAGTATTTGGTTTTGTAGATAAAGATACAAGGCTAAGAAAATATCAAGAAGTCCTTGATATTCGAGGCAGAAAAAATGGAAAGACTACTGAATTAGCAGCAGATGAATTGTATATGTTAGTTGGAGATGGAGAAGGGTCTCCAGAAGTTTATAATATAGCAACTAAATTAGACCAGGCTAAAAAAGGATTTAATGAGTGCTATAAAATGGCTCAACAATCTCCAGAACTTAGTAAGCATTTAAAGAAAAGAAAATCAGATATATATTTTCATGCTAATTATGGAACACTTCAAGCTTTAGCAAGTAATTCAAATGGACTTGATGGATTAAATAGTCATATGGTTACTATAGATGAATTAGCAGCAATTAAAAACAGAGATATATATGATTTGATGAAACAATCAATGAGTAGTAGGAGACAACCTTTATTAAATTGTATTACTACTAATGGATTTGTTAGAGAAAATATTTTTGATGCACAATACGAATATGCCTGTAATGTTTTAGATGGCAAAATCAAGGATGATAGATTCTTGGCTTTTATTTATGAACTTGATGATAAGGATGAATGGGATAAAGAAGAGTGTTGGATAAAAGCTAATCCAGGGCTGGGGACGATAAAGAAAGTTGAGTTTTTAAGAGATTGTGTTAATAAGGCTAAAGCAGATCCAGCATTTAAAGCTACTGTAATGGTTAAAGATTTTAACATGAAAGAAAATTCGGCAAGTGCTTGGCTTAGATGGGATGAACTCAATAATGAAACTAAGTTTAATATTAAAAATATGGGATTCAGATATGGTGTTGGTTGCTTTGACTTAGCAGAAACTACAGACTTAGCCTCAGCTAAAGTTTTATGTATGAGGCCTAATGATGATAATATCTATGTACTTTCAATGTATTTTACACCAGAAGAAAGACTTAGACAGAAAAGTATTGATAATAATGCAGATGACAATGTTCCGTATGAACTTTGGGAAAAACAAGGGCTTCTTAGAGTTTGTCCAGGTAATAAGGTTAATAAATATCATATGTTAGAGTGGTTTAAAGAAATTAGAGATGAATATGATATTTATATTCCATGGATTGGTTATGATCCTTGGCATGTTGATGATAGTTTACTCCAAGCATATAAAGATGAGTTTGGTACAGAATCTATGATTAAAGTTAGACAGGGTGTTTATACTTTATCGGCACCTATGAAAGAACTGAAAGCAGACTTATGTGCTCATAAAGTAATTTATAATAATAATTCTATTGATAAATGGTGTTTATCTAATACAGAAATTAAAACAGATATCAATGGCAATATACAACCAGTCAAGGGAATTGATACAAGAAAAAGAATTGATGGAGCAGTATCTCTAATTATTGGATATGTAGTTCTTAAAGACAAAATGAGTGAGTATGAAAACATGATTTAGAAAGGGGGTAAAAACTTGGGAATAATAAGTAAATTCTTTAATAAAAACCCTTCAGTTACTAGATTTGAAATGATAACTGATAGAGGCAATGGATTTTATGCGTGGAATGGAAACTTGTATAAATCAGACATAATAAGATCATGTATAAGGCCTAAAGCTAAAGCTATAGGAAAATTGACAGCAAAACATATAAGAGAAACAGTAAATCCTGATGGTTCGACTAGCTTAAAAGTTAATCCAGATGTATATATGAGATTTCTTTTAGAGGAACCCAATCCATACATGACAGGTCAGATGCTTCAAGAGAAGGTTACAATTCAATTGCAACTTAATAATAATGCTTTTATATATATAAATCGAGATGAAAATGGATATCCTATGGAATTATATCCTATACCTTGTCTTAGTGTTGAGGCCTTATATAATAACCAAGGAGATCTATTCTTAAAATGTACAATGAGAAATGGTAAAGTAGTAACTTATCCGTATTCAGATGTGATACATCTAAGGCAAGACTATAATGAAAATGATATATTTGGAGAAAGTCCTAAAGTAGCATTATTACCACTTATGGAGATTGTAACTACTACAGACCAAGGAATTGTTAAGGCTATAAAAAATAGTGGCATAATAAAGTGGTTATTAAAATTTAGTCAATCTTTAAGGCCTGAGGATTTGAAGAAGCAAACACAAGATTTTACAGATAACTTCTTAACTATAGAAAATACTGGTGGTGCAGCCGGTGTTGACAGTAAGGCTGATGCAAAACAAATAGAGCCGAAGGATTATGTACCTAATGCAGCACAGATGGATAGAACTATATTAAGACTTTATTCTTTTTATGGAACAAATGAAAAAATAGTTCAATCTAAGTATACAGAAGATGAATGGAATTCTTATTATGAAGCAGAAATAGAGCCTGCAGCACTTCAAATGAGTGGAGAGTATACAAGAAAACTATTTAATAGAAGAGAAAGAGGATTTGGAAATTATATAATATTTGAAGCAAGTAACCTTCAATATGCAAGTATGGCAACCAAGCTTAATTTACTACAGATGGTTGATAGAGGAGCGTTAACTCCAAATGAGTGGAGAAAGATACTAGGAGGTTTAGCACCTGTTGATGGTGGAGATAATCCTATCAGAAGATTAGATACTGCTGTTGTGAAAGGGGGTGAATAATAATGGATATAGAGGTAAAAGGCAATATTGTTGATGATGATAGAATGTGGATTTATGACTGGTTAGGAATGTCAGCGACTTCCCCTAAGAAAGTCAATAAAGCACTATCTGATGCAAATGGTCAGCCTGTAACAGTTAAAATTAATAGTCCTGGTGGGAGTGTATTTTCAGCTAGTGAGATATATACATCTCTGAAAAATTATCCAGGTGAAGTTAATATTCAAATTTTAGGATTAGCTGCAAGTGCTGCAAGTGTGATAGCTATGGCTGGTAAAAGTTCAATGTCACCTACTGCACAAATGATGATACATCCAGTTAGCACGAGTGTTTCAGGTAATCATCAAGATATGGAACATACTGCAGAAGTATTA